GGTTTGTAGGATCTAATGATGCCGCTTCCAGGCGACCACAACCGGCTGGAAATTCGCGATGCAAATTCGCCTGCCCCCTCCCGCGACCAAAGCAGATTTCATACCGCGCCAGGCGCGGCTTCTGCCGGCACGGGATCGACCGGCACGCAGTCACCTGCAGCGACCCCAGCCAGATCCGCTGCAGAAATCAAGGCCACCATTGCTGCGCAGAACGCAGCGATGTCGCAGAGCGTTCCAAAGAAGCCCGTTGCGACCCCGACCAGAGGAAAGGGAGCCCCACCTAAACCAGCGACTCCCGCCCAATCGCAAAACCCTTCGCCTCCCGTGGATCCAGAGCAGGAGGAGATTGATCGAGCAAACGAAGAGTATGAAAAGAACAAGAAAAAAAAGAAAGCCAAGGAAAAGGAAGGGTCATCTGTTATTGGGTCAGCAAACAATGCATTAGCCAGCGCCCCAGAGATTGACCCTGCTATTGCCGCTCTGCATGAGGTGCAGGCCGCAGTCGCGCCTATAGGTCGCGGATTCAACTTTCTCTTCGACAATGGCGGCAATGGTCTGCTCGCTCGAGTCTTCGGCAAGAACAAGGGCTCTACGCCATTTGAGAAAGCAGAATTGAAAGTATTGACGCAAATTCGCGACAATACCAACCTGGGCGGCGGTAAGGGTTCAGGGGGAATTTTCGGGAAGGGTATCGGCGGAATCCTGGGGAGTGTGCTTGGCAGCATACCAGGCGTTGGCTCAATAGGCCGATTGCTAGGCCGGAGTGCGCGCGGCGCCGGGGGATTGGCGAGGCTCGGACTGCGAGGAGGGATAGGACTCGTCCGCCGCATTCCATTGCTGGGCGCTCTGTTTGCTGGCGGATCTGCCGCGGCAAGCATCGCGGGGTTTGGTGATGACCCGAATGCTTCAGCCGAAGAGAATCGTCAAAAGCGTTTCACTGGCGGCGGCTCGGGCATAGGCGCACTCATCGGTGGCGGGATTGGTACATTGCTCGGCGGCCCGGTGGGCTCCATTATCGGCGGCATGATCGGGGACAAGGTCGGCGAACTCGTTGGTAAATGGTTGTCGACGCTCGATTGGGGCAAAATCGGGGCGACGATTACCGACAAATGGGACGGTGCCGTCAACGTTTTCTCTGCAATCTGGGATACGGTAGGAAAGTGGCTCAAGGACAAGTTTGGCATCGTCACGGGGCTTGCAGGCAGCGCAGTGAAGCATGCGGAGGACATAACCGGCATCAACGTAAAGGAGACCGCCGGAAAGGTATCTGCCGCAGTCTCGATGGCCGCAAGCAGAACAGCGGACATAGCGACGAAGGCAGCAACTGCATCCGCCGACTATGTCGCCGATCGCGCAACGAAGATGGCGAAACCGCTTATCAACGCCGGTATTGCCGCCAAGAATTGGGTGCTTGGTCAGACCTCGCGGTCGTTTGAGTCGGGAAACCGTGGCGCGGCAGCTATCTCTAGCGGAAGGGGTGACCATGGTGGTGCGAGCTATGGTACTTACCAGCTCGCAAGCGCAGGCGGAGCGAACAGCACTCTCAGCAAGTTCCTGAACGCAAGCGGCTATGCGTCGCAGTTCGCGGGCCTCAAACCCGGCTCGCCCGAGTTCAACGCCAAATGGAGGCAGATTGCTGCGAATGACCCGGCGTTCGGCGCGGCGCAGCACGACTTCATCAAGTCGACGCACTTCGATCCGCAGATGGCGATGCTCGGCAAGGCCGGCATAGATTTGAGCAAGCGAGGCGCGGGCGTGCAGGACGCCGTTTGGTCGACCTCCGTCCAGTTCGGCGGACAAACGTCGCTCATCAAGTCTGCATTGGCAGGCAAAGACGCGTCGAAAATGAGCGACGCCGAAATCGTGAGTGCGATACAGAACTACAAGATCGCGCACAACAGCGACCTTTTCAAGAGTTCCAGTTCCGCCATTCAGGCCAGCACGCTCAACCGCGCTGGCACCGAGCGAGATCGCCTTCTCGCGCTGGCGCAGCCCCTTCCGTCTCCGTCAACATCGCCCGGCGTCAATGTGCCAGCAGTGTCCGATGCAGCGCCGGCAACGCCTTCCTCAATGGGAAGGCAGGCCGCGCCTCAGGTCAGGGTATCCGTAGATGTCGGCGACGTCGGGCCGACGGTCAGCGATCCCAAAATCGCTCGCATCGTGAGCGGCGGCCTCAGCAACTAGTCGGAAAAGGACGCGAAGCCGCGCGCGTCCTGCCGCTTAAAGTCGGTCGTGCACCTACATATAGCGGAGCTTCGCGATGACCGTCTCAACCGCGGCATACCTGAAACAGATTTACGACACGGCCAATGCTGCCGGTCAGAAAGCCATCTCCAGCGATGCCATGATCGAATTCGCTGGCTTCGAATCCATGGCGCTTCTCGTTCAGGGATTCCCGTGGCCGGTGCTGACGAGTGGCGGTGAAATCGAAGTGCCCATGCCGCTCGGCGTGGCGCAGCAGATCCCGCAACAGGCAAAGGTCAACCAGCAAGGCGCCGTCACGATTCAGGAAACGGTCGCTGGCACCGCGTCGAATCTGCTGCTGCAGATGATCGCGGCCGGCGGCCGATTCAACGCGAAGGTCTATGCCGGCACCACCGACCAATACCGCTTCTATCTCAACGTCGTGGACTGCTTCCTGTCCTGCGAGCCGAGCGAGCGGAACTGGGATAACCGGGGCTCCATCGTGACGCTGTCGGGCACCCTGTTCTATCACTACTTCGGCGAAGTGATTCCGGGGAATATTCTTTCGTGATCGCCAAAACGCTCACCGATCTGGCGAGCGAATTCCTCGAGACTGATCGCCCGATCGGAACCGTTATCGATCCGGCGATCGTCACGCAGCAAGCGGTGGTGGCTGCTCGCAAGTATGCGGGCTACGGCCCCATCGCTAGCCTGCTTCCGCCTCCGCCGCCCGACCCCACTCCGCCCCCGCATTGCGAAGCGCCGAACTGGGGCGAGGACGCGCCGGGGACGATCGACGAATACTTTACGCCAGCGGTCTACGGACTGCCTTTTGGTTTCGGTCGCGTCGATCCGCCGATCATCGCCGGCAAGCCCCTCGATCCGGTCGATTGGGTTGATGGGACAACGGTCATCTCGCAAAGCGAATGGGCCGTTATTCGCCCGCTCTTTCTGCTGTACGTCGAGCGCGAGCAAGCGCTGTATCTCGAATCGACGCGCGCCTTCGGTTCCGACGTCTACGGGCGATCCTCGTCGGAGATCATGAGCGACATCGATCGCGCCGAGCTGGACCTACCCGGCAATGCCTTCGTGCAGCCCGTGATATCGGTTTAGATCGTGGACATCATCATCGGCGGGAAGTTGGTGCGCGGCGACCTGATTGTGTCCGCCGTCATTCGCAGCACACTCGAACCCATTCCCCTCACGCTCGAATGCACCCTTCGCGTCGATGACTCCACTGCAGTTGCCGAGGGTGATTCCGTTGTTGCCGGCCGCGACAACGCAGAGTTCCAGGTCATCAAGACGCACGACAACAACAACATTTCGGCTGCACAGGGCTCGCGCGCCTACGCGACGACCTCTTTCATTGCCGTTCTCAAGACGTGTGCCGGCGTCAGCTTTCAACGAAAGACGGCGGTCGTCATGTCGTCCACTTCGCTAGGTGCCATCTATCGCGCGTGCGGTGCAGCCGTACAGGTCGACGCCGATTTCACGATCAGTCAGTTCGCGTGCTTCATTGGCAAAGTTCCGAGCTTCGCCATCGCTCAGGTTCTCCAGGAGGAAGGCGGAGCCGTCTACTGGACCGGACAGAAGTTGAAGTTCTCGAGACTTGACGATCTTATGAAACAGGCCCCGGTCAAGAAACTCGTCACGGACACGACAACGGATCTGCAGAGCAGTTTCCTTCAGCGTCATGAGGTGCCGTTCTTCTATTCAACGGATGACGGCGGCAACTTCACATATGGGAATCGCACCACCACGCGCGCAGCGTTCTACATGCCCCGTCAGGATGCGCGAACTCTCACCAATATGACGAAAGTGCTGATCATGCGAAAACAGTTCAAGTCCCCGTATGCGCCAGCCCTCAATGCTGGGCATGTGATCACCGTTGTTGATACCCCTTACGCAATCGTCACGGCGGCGCATGTCTACCAGACTGGCTCAGACGGCAGCGGCACGAATGCGTATTCGAAGCTTTGGTTGGGAAGCCTCCAATGAACTACCCCGGTCTCCGTCCTGGCATCGTCCGCGGCTACGATCCGATCTCGCGGATGTGTCCCGTCGAAATTCCGGGCATCACTGACGGCGCGACGGAGTTTCCTCTCGCGGAGATTCAATACACGATAGGCGACAAGTCGGCGAACAGCGCGCACAACACGGAAATTGAGATTCTTGCTGGCGATCCCGTTTGGATCATGTTCGAGAACGGCGACGAGCGCTTCCCGATCATCACTGGCTATCGCAACCCGCGATCAGGAAATCCATCCGGCACCCGCCGCTGGCATCACGCCAATATCGAACTGGTCGCGGACACGTTGATTCACTTTCAGGCACCCAACATCACGATGGACACGCAGACGCTGACGATCAACGCGTCCACGCAGGTCATCGTGAATACGCCGGTTGCAAAGTTCTCCGGGCAGGGCATCTTTCAGGGGCTCCTCTCATTCCTGGCCGGCATCCTTGGTTCTGGAACGGGCGGCGGATCAACGAACACGATCGACATCGACGGCAACGTCGGCTTCACTGGCACGCTCAAGAACATCGGAGTGGATGTCGGTTCCGGCCACCAACACAAAGAAAACGGTACGGGAAGCCTTACCGATCCACCGCAATAAGGAGAGACCATGGGCACCCTAGTATTCAACTTTGAAGACCTTTGCAGCGATATCGCCGAGCAGGCTTTGTCGCGCTATTTCCAAGGCGCCGGCGAGCAACTTGTCCAGACGACGGTCGACCCTCAGGTCCGCACTTCGTCCGACATCGCCTACAAGACGGTTGACCTGACTTTCGCCGACGGCCAGCGCCTCACGCTACTCGTCAAGGAAAGCGGCGACATCTTCTCGGTGCTGCTGAACGGCAAAGCACTTCCGTTAAAGGCGCAAGACGACCAGGAAGCCGCAATGGCTGAAATGGTCAAAGCGCTGGACAGCGGCCGCGCTGTGTTTCAGGACGCGCTGACGAAGGCGCAAGCCGTGGTTCCCTCAACGATCCGCATGGCGGCACCGAAAGTCGAGGCAGCCTTGCAAGCCCGACTCGCGACGCTGAATGATGCGATCGCCGCGGCCAAGACAGAGTTGGAGGCGTAATGCCTGACGTTTGCGACCTCGCGGACGGACTCATCGACCTCACGATCGAATGCGCCCGCTCCCACCTTCGCGCCGCGCCGAAGCTTCCCGCTAGCAACGGTAAGTGCATGAACTGCGAAGCGCCGATCGATCCCACCCTCCACTTTTGTTCCGTTGAGTGCCGCGACGACTTCGAGCGCATTCAGGATGCTAAACGTCGCAACGGATCTCGTTAGCAATCGGAAAAAGCTGCGAAGTAGCGCATCTCTTCCTCTTGACAATTGGTTTTGCAGAACGCGCGGGTAACGCCTGCGCTTAAGGCGAACCCACCTTCCATAGAGGAACGACATGCCACGCGCAATTTACAGCAACGACGCAACCCGCAAGATCGAAGACTTCGTCGACGGTCTGCGCGAAACGCAGAAAGGCCCGACATTCGACTCCGCATCGGCGGACGATTTCGTTGCCGGCGCAACCAGCGAATCCGGCCGCGAAGTGCCCCGCGCACTGAGCATGATCTTCGACGAAGTTGAGAAGAACGAGCAAGGCGCGTTGCTGCGCGGCGTTCTCGATGGCTGCGCTTCGTACGAGCGCCAGCACGGCATCGCACCGACGGCAGACGTGATCGAGTGGGCCCTGCATCAAGGCTACGCGACGACCGACCACGCAGCGAAGCGTTACAGCCTCGACTCGGCGTCATCGGCGCATGGCGATCCCCTCTCGCTGCAACCAAACCGCGCGGTAATCGCCATCACGGCGGCGATCGCCGAAGCCATTCCGGTAGCGAATTACCTGCCGACGGACATCGGCTCGAACGAAGCAAAGCTCATCATCGTTTCGCACTCGGCTGGTCAGACGTACGGTCAGTACAAGGCCAACGACAACATGGACGGCATCAACAGCGGCAGCATGTACGCCTCCGCTCAGCGCGTCCATACGCTGGCACTGCAATCGGCTGGCGCGAACTCGGGTTCGTGGACCGGTCTTCTGACGACCATCCAGACCGACTCGGAAACGTGCGATCAGACGGCGCCGGCCGCAACGCTGCTGCGCAACCGCATCATCGGTTACGTCAATGGCCTGCCGGCGCTCAGCGAAATGCCGGTCGACGGCACGCCGGCAACCGGCAACCTCGTTGGCTCGGTCACGATCGCTGGCACGACGTACAACCTGTCGGGCACGATCACGTACGCCACGGGCGCTATCGTGGTGACGCCGAGCGCGGCTCTGCCGGCGAACACGACGGTCATCGTCGAAGGGTTCATGGACTATGAACTCGCACCGGACCTCGTGCCGTACGTCAACACGAACGCCACGCCGTTCCGCCTGTACGCCAGCCCGTGGCGCGTCCTGACGCAACAGTCCGTCGACAGCCGCACGCAGTTCGCGAACGAATTGGGACTGGACCCGGCTGCTGAATCGCTGATGGCTGTCCGCAATCAGGCCGCAAACGAGCGCCACTACAACGTGCTGCTCAAGGCGATGCGTATCGCCTCGCGCCTGACGCCGTACACGTTCGACTTCGAGTGGGGCACGTTCGGCGAGCAGAAGACCCGCGCGCAAATCTGGCAAGACTTCTCCGCGATTCTCGGAGCGGCCGACCAGGACATGGCGAACAACACGATCGATCACGGCATCACGCACATGTACGTGCCGACGAACGTGATGGCGCAGATCATCGCGCTCCCGCTCGAACTGTTCGTGCCGAGCGGCATCGTGTCGAAGCCGGGTATCTACCGCCTGGGCCGTCTGTTCGGCAAGTACGAGGTGTACTACGCGCCGAGGGTTGTCGCGGGTGCAGCCGGTTCGGCAACGGCACAGATCCTGTGTATCGGCCGATCGACGCAGGTTGCACGCTGCCCGTTTGTCCTGGGTGACGCTGTGCCGCCGACGGTGATCCCCACCGCCTTCACGAAGCAGTACGTGTCGGGCAATGCGTACTACGCACGCAGCTTCACCAGCGTGAACCCGCACGGTCCGTCGTCCCTGGGTGTTGCGCTCATCACGGTCTCGAACCTGTTCTGACCGTAGCTGGTTGCCCGGCTTCGGCCGGGCATTCGCAACGCCATAAGGAGCAACCATGTCCCGTACCAAATCCGTAAAGATCGGCACGACCGCGCAGAACGCCACAGCGGAAGCGACCGCCGACCGCACTGCGGTCGAGAGCCTGTCTTTCCCGCGCAAGCTGCGCGTCACCAATCAGATGCCGATCGCGTTCGTTTTCGCCGAACTCGGTCTGTACCTCATCGGCAATACGCGTTTGCCGAAGCCCGGCGAGAAGAACTCGGCCGACGTGAAGTTCTCGAGCGAAGCGCAATTGAAGCGCCTCGAAACCGACGCGGAAGCGCTCGCGAACATCCACAAGTACGACCCCGCCGTCCTGATCGAAGAAATCGACGCGCCTGCTGCCGTTGTGCCTGCGGCTCCTGCCGTAGTGTCCAAGGCCGTCGCCATTCAGGAAACGGTTGCGTCGGCTGCGACTGGCGCTCCGGTTGCGCCCGCTATTGAAACCCCTGCGGGCGATACGTCGCACGCGGCGTAACGAGAGGATCACATGCCATCAGCCTTCAGCCGCCAGCTTGGCGCACAGCCGGGGATTCAGCTTAACCCGGTCCTCGACAATACCGACGGCTTCGCGCCCGACAATTCGGATCAGGTCTTCGGTACGGTCATGCGCTCGACGCGTGGGCGTATCGACAAGCCCTTCGCCGTGGATGCGGGCACCGTCAGCGCGCTGCTCGGCGCAGGCGAATCGATGCGCGTTACGCCGCTCAATGAGGCGTATGTGCATGTTGTCGAAGCGCTGAACAACGGCGCGGCGCAGGCGATCATTCAGCGGATCACCCCGGCTTCGGCGGTCCTCCAGATGATGATCGCCGTCACGGGTGAAGTCGGGTCGGGTGCTGTGCTGGTGGCGACGGTCGTTGCGGGCGCCGTTACGGCCGTGGCGGTCACGACTGGCGGCGAAGACTATCCGAGCGACGTCACGATTCAGGTCGGCGGGCCGGGCACGGGTGCCTTGCTCCAAGCGACGGTAGTGGCCGGCGTCATCACGGCAGTCGCGGTAATCGCGGGCGGCACGGGCTACGTAACTGCACCGACCCTGACGGTTCTCGGCGGCACCACCACGACGTACTCCGTCGCCGACGAGTTGCCGGAAGGCTTCTTCCTGTCCGTCACGCACTTGCAGTGCTACAACGACGGCGCATCGATCTCTTACCACGCCGATGCGGCGACGGACGCGACCGGCAATCCGATCGCGAATCCGTCGATTACGTTCCGCCTGCTTGACCCAAATGGCGTGAACATCTTCGGCGACATACCGGCGTCGCTCGACCCGACTGCGGTCGACGACTACAACAACAGCCTCTACCTGCCCGACGTCGTGGCAGCGTTGACGGACGGAATGGAAATCGAGGTAGGCGCAGACGCCACCGTCGCCCCCAACTCCGATGCGTACGGCCGCGACGAAAACGGGATCGACAAATGGTCGACCTCGGCTGTCCTGAGCTATTTCAGCGAGGGTGGTTTTGGCTACGAAGTCGCGGACTACACGAAGGCGGTCAACGCCCTCCAGTACACCGAACTGGAATACGGGTATATCGCATCGTGCGGCTCGCAGGCTGTCGCCCTGCTCTCGCAGTTGAGCAATCTCGCGTTCAACGTGAACAAGTGCTTCAAGCTGGACGTGCCGGGCACTCTCACGCCGGCAGAGGCAAAGGCATGGGTTGCGCAACTGAGCTTGGTTGGCACGAAGGACTACTACTGCCACGTGTACTGGTCGCCGATCAAGAGCGCTGACCCGACCGGCATCAACGGCAATCAGGTATTCGGCACGTCGACGTTCAACATCGCCCGCGCCTGCGCCCGCAACGCGCAGACGGACGCGAACGGCTTCGCGCCGAAGAACTTCCCGATCGCCGGCAAGGCGTGGCCGCTCAACCGCACCGGCATGTCGCAAATCTACACGCCGAGCGACAACGAGCTCAGCGACCTCGCGACCGCGAAGATCAACCCGGTGCTGTTCACGAAGTACAACGGCGGCGGACTGTTCGTGTTCACCGACTCGCTGACTTCGGCGACCACGACCGTGTCGTTCAAGAAGCTGATTTCGGTCGCGGAAATGTCGTCGACCATCGATGACAACGTCGTCATGGCGGGCCGGGAGTTCATCCAGTTGCCGATGGCGATCGCCATCAAGAAGATGAACGACTACCTGAAAACGCTGTTCGAGGGTGCGCAGTCGGCTGGATGGTTGCAGCCGAGCACGTTCCTGAACGGCGCCGCTTTCCAGTATCAGGTCGTCGCAAGCAACATCAAGCCGGCGGACAACCTGGTCGTGACGTATTCGCTGCACTACGACGGCGTCGCGCGGCAAATCACGGTCACGCAAACCATTTCGAAATAAGGCGGACCCATGTACGAGCTGACTTCTCTCATCCGCGGCCTCGCCAAGCAAAAGCCGGCCGCCCCGACGCTCGACGATGCGTCGGTCGTCGACGACGACGCGCAGAACTACGCGCTGACGAACATCGCGATCAATGTCGCCGCCGCCATCCAGGAATGGGTCGAGAGCGGCGATAGCGACCTGGACGAAGGCGAGACGCTTGCGACGCGCTTGCTCGGTCTGTTGATCGGCTTGTCGAATCCCGACGTCGACGACGAAGAACTGTCGAGCGACGAACAGGACACGATGGATCTCTCGCTCGAAGCCGCGTGGGATTACATGACCGACAAGGGCGTGTCAGACGAAGACGCGGGTGCGCTGCTGAACGACTGGGACAACGATGCGGCCGTTCGCATGCGTGATCTTCTGTCCGCGACGCTCTCCGAAGTCGATCCGATCGATGACATCGACAACTTCGCGTTCGACAGCGCTGCGACGCTTGATGCCGTGTATCGCCGGAAGATGGCGATTCGCGACGGAAAGAAGGTCCGCGTCAACAAGCGGGTGTCGGGCAAGATCAAGTTGACGGCCAAGCAAAAACTCGCGTTGCGCAAGGCATCGAAGAAGGCGCACACCGCGTCGGCAACGATGAAGCGCGTCAAGTCTCAACGCAAGGCCGCGGCGCTGTAACGGCGTTCCGAGTCGAGGTATGGGGCCGCGAACTGCGGCCCTTTTTTACAGGCGCACGATGAATCCCGGCAACGGAACAATCCTCACCTCGCATTGGGATGGCCTTAACCCATTCCTTATCGCGAAGTTCTATGCAGTCGACGAGAAAGGTATTCGCCTTCCCGACGACGCGATGGAAGTGCATGCGCCCATCAGCGACGGCCACCGGGACATGACGCTCAACTGGCAATCGCCGTTCGAGGCGACGAGCCCTGACACAAAGGCGCCCGCGCTCGCGGCGATGCTGCAATCCGGCGCGCTATCGACCGTCCTGTCCGACCTCACCTCCGCCGTATCCGGTCAGAAGCCTAGCAGCGCGCAGAACAACCAGAGTCCGACCGCGCTTCAGAACGCGCTTGAAGACCTTAAGGGTCGCACCGGCATCACGAAGCTGAACAGCACGCAGATTTTCACCGGCATGGCGCCGATCCGCTTCACGTTCAATGTCCACTTTCGCGCGATCGTGGATCCGTACATTGAGGTCGAGTTGCCGGTCAACCAGTTGAACTATTGGGCCGTGCCGAAGAAGTTGAGCCACGACTCGATCGTGAAGCGCGCGACGACCGCTGACGGTGTATCGGGCTACCTCAAAGCCCTGCTGCCCTCGCTTGCGCCGACGATGATCGCGTTTCAGTACAAAACCTACACGTACGCGCCTCTCGTCATTGAATCGATTGGCGATCCGATCACTGCACCCATCTCGCAGAGCGGCTACCACACCGATAAAATCATCCCAGTCACCATCTGTTCGCTGACCGCGCTCGACCGGGACGACTTCATCGCTATCGCATCCCCTGGAGCCTCAAGTTGATCGAATTCCGCCCACTGCGCACCAAGCGCCTCGCGCTGAAGTTGCAGGAGATCGCCATTGGCGATGCAATCAGCCTCGCCGCGATCCCGCCATCGATGTACGAGTCGCAAACCACGCGGTTTCTGTCGAGCGCCATCGCGCAGGCCGAAGCGCCGACGGCAGCGCATATCACCGACCCGCGCGCGATGACGGTTCAAGAGCGCGCGTTTGTGGTGGCGCACTACATGGCGCACGTATCCGCAACTGCGCCCGACTTCGCGATCGGCGCCGGAAAGTTCTCGAACTACCTCGTCGGCCAACAGCAGCAAGTCATACCCTCCTTCTCGGCCGGCGAAGTTGGCGGCGATGCGTGGTCGCTCATTCCGCTAGTCGGCGCTGCGGCGGAGGCGATCGAGGAGTTACACGGCGATGTCACAGGTATCAGCGGCGAGTATCACTGGATGCTCGGCTGCATGGCATCGCAACTGCGCAGAAAGGACGACGACGCGCCCGACCCGGTCATCAACACCGAATACAGCGACTGGCTACGCAAGCGCATGGAAGTGTGGCACCGATACCCTGAGTCGGACTTCGTGCAGGCGCTGGTGATGTACCGCATGGCTGTCAAATCCACGCGGCACTTTTTCAACATGGACATCAACGACGACGGAATTGTCTTTCTCGAAGAGGTTGAAAAGGAGGCGGAGGCGATGTTGCCTCCGGCGCGATTTCCCGTTAGCTCCTGCCTCTCGGACTTCTCGCTCCGAATGGGTGGAAAACCTCGAGCGGCTAGCACATAACCTCGCTCTATATTCACCTACATCGCTCGCCGATGCGAAGCGTATGCCGGTGAGCGAGGCCAATGATTTTTTCGCGTCGAAAACCTTTCAGGAGTACCAGAAGGGACGCGAGGCGGAGTTGAAGTTGCAGCTAGCCCTGGTCAATCGACTGGACGCTATTCATAAAGTGTTGGCGCGGCGTTGATGTGCCGGCACGAACTCAGGGGAACTCATGCTGCCTAGCGACAACACCGAACTGGCTAAGGCCGTATGGGCGCTAAAGGCGGATCTGGATGCTCGGCATATCGAGAATACCGACCGTCAAAGTGATGCCGATCGCAAAATCAGCGAAATCAGTGAGCGTCTTCAGAAGGTTCTTACGTCGGCCTTCCCGGAGGGCGATGCCGATAGCCACCGCCTCTATCACGAAAGCCTCATCAAGAGGAACGAAGCGCGCGAGAAGTTGTGGAAAGAAGTGTTGGCGAAGCTCATCACTCACGGGCTGTTGGCCGCTGGTGGCGTCTTGGTCCTCGCGCTCCTGCTCTATGCAAAAAATGCTCTGAAATCATGAAACGAGTCCCTTACTGGCGCAAGGCACATAAGCGACACAGCGTGCGCGCCATGATCGCTGGTGCTGTTGTTTCTGCGGTCGGTGCCGCATGGGCCTCGCTCCCGGATGCGCTTGTCGATCGCCTGCCCATGTGGGTTGTGCTGTGTGTGCCGACCGCGATCTTTGTGCTTGGACTGATTGGTGCGTACATGCATCAATCGTCGCTGGAGGAATGATGGCGCGCAAACGCACACTCGCGGCAATCATCGGCGCGGCTGCAGCCAGCGTGATGATAACCGCGGTACCGAAATTGGAAGGCTTCGTGCCTGTCGCCAAACCGGACCCGGTCGGCGTCGTGACGGCGTGCTTTGGCGAGACGCGCGACGTGAAACTCGGGCAGCGCTTCACGCTCGCGCAATGCATCGCGAAGCTTGAGCCGCGCCTAGCTGAGTTTGCGGAAGCCGCTGATCGCTGCACGCCGCTGGACAAGATGACTCCGTTGCAGCGCGTGGCGGTTGTGGACTTTGCATACAACGAAGGATCGGGCGCGTACTGCCGATCATCGATCGCGGCGAACTTCCGCGCCGGCAACCTCGCGGCCGCGTGCCGCTCTTTCAACGAATCGCCGTTGGGCAAGCCGCAATGGGTGACTGCTGATGGCGAAGTCTTTCCGGGTCTCGTAAAGCGCCGCGCGCAGGAACGCGCATGGTGCGAGGGGAAATCGCAGTGAACGGATATTTCTTAACCGGCATCGGCGCCGGCCTGCTCGGCATCGCGCTCGGCGCAGGCGGTGGCTATGAATTGACGGCCAACCACTATCGCATAGCGCTTTCGACCGAACAAGCTGCGCACGCGCGCGACAACGAGCAACACGCCAACGACCTGAATCTCATCTCGAAGGCGGCGCTCGCCGCAGAAAACCGCGCGATCGACACGCACACCGTCGCAGAAGGCAGGATCGCCACGCTCGACGATCAATTGACAAAGGAGAAGGAAGCCCATGAAGCGGACAACGCCAAGAATCGCACTGCTATTGCTGATGGCTCTCGCCGGCTGCGCATCGCAGTGTCCAACTTCCATCCAGTCAGTACCGACCAAACCAGTTTTGGCTCCGCCGCCGGCAGCGTGGGCGATGGTGCCAGTGGCACAGCCGACCTATCACCGGAGGCTGGAGTCGCTCTTTTCGGGATCGTCGACAACGCCGACGACGACGCCCGCGCAAAAGCCGAGTACCTCCAAGGCTACGTCGTCCAACTAGAGCAGTCGGGCTACATCGCCAAGCCGAACTAGCCTACAGCGAAACTCGCGGCGCCGGGGTGTATTTGCCGAACAGCGCCGCCACAAACGGATCGCGCCGAATCAACTCACCCCGCTCCTCAACCTCGCGCAGACGTTCGCGCGCCTCCGCAATCATCGCCGCCTCCGGATCGCCGCGAGATTCGAACAGTACAGCCGCCAGGCTATCGTCCCTATCGAATTCAGGCTTGTCCTCGCCAGCGCCGAGCGCCCATACCGTCCCGTAGCGTCGACCTTTGGGAGATTCCACCATGCGCCCGGATATGTGGATCTCGCTTCGATTCTGCTCGAGAACCGCCCGAATGATGTCGTCGGTCAGGCCCGACTCAGCAACGAGTTGCTTTTGCGTCTTGTCGCCGCTGGCAAGGCACGCTTTTACGATCGCCCACCGCTGCTCGCGGCGCTTGATCGCGGGCTTGTACTTCACAATCAACTTGATGCGGTAGGCGCGCTTGCGAATATCACCCTTCTTTCGCCTGGGAACCGTTACGCTGCCGATCACGATGCCCTTTTTCAGTTGCCGGGCGATACTCCTGTCCTCCTCCCGCGTCCAGCGTTTAAGCATTGCAAGTCTCCTCGCGCGGCACGATGACTGCGCCCATGATGGTGTTTTGAACTCGCCGCACGGCTTTCGACAGCTCGCCCTGCGTGCATAAGGTGAGTTGGATGCGATAGAGGTCTGCCGCCTCGCGAATCAGCTCCAGTTCCGCCGCGCGGCACGTCGATAAGCGAGTCCCGCGAATCCGGTCGCCGACGGCATCCAGAGCTTCCCTGCCCGCGCGGATCGCATCGACCAGGTTGTTCCCTATGTTGAGTTCAATCAACGCTTCGGAGATGCGCAGGCCGTTATCGATGACGTACCACTCTTCCATCGACGCGCGCCCCTGTCGAAGCGAATCCATTGCTGACGCGATGGGTTCGTATAGCTGCGCGCGCTTCACTGGTGGCAGCAGATGCACGCCGGCCATCGCCCATTGCATTGAGTTCGCAGATATCGGTTTGGGGCAGTATTTCTTGCCCCGCCTTTTACTTGTCGGCATGGCTCGGCTCGCAAACGACCGGGGCCGGCCCGTAGTAGAGGCGAAAGTGCCCGATGCCAAGCGCCCCGCTGGTGGAGAACAGAAACACCAGAAAGCCAACGACTGCAAAGGTGCGTGCTATGAATTTCACTTTTTCTTCCTCTTACCCCATTCCCACATAAAGACGCGCCCCTGAACAGGCGCGTCCGATGGCAGCACGAGGCATACGAGCGCGCGCGGTTTCACTTCGAGGATTTGATATCGGCGGCCGGTGCGAGTCATCAACTCGTCGCCTGATTCCGGCGGATCGCCGATCCAGGACGAGACGCGAAACGTCACGCGATCCCATACGGACTTCACGGGTCAGTCCTGGTCAGCAGCTGGCGCGCCGTTGATGAGCGCCCATCCTGTCGGTGTCGAGCGAATCGTTCCGGCTTTGCGAAGCGCCTGGAGGCGACGATCCAACACACGCCTCGGCTCGACACCGAATGGCGAGCGCTTCGTTCCCGCTTCCTCCGCAATGACTTTGCATGTTGCGAAAATCTCCATGTGCTCGCAAAGCCCCGCAAACAATTTGGGTTCTTCGCTGATCGCACCGAGAATCAGCGCATCGAGCGCTTTGTAATCAGTTGCCATTGCCGCGCCCCTGTTGCTTGATCGCGTGCTCAGCCCATCGCACGGCTTTCGTGAAGGTATTGAAGTCACACGGGCAGAACGGGTTTTCGGTGCTGAAGGTGTTGTGCCAACCATCCCGGATAACGGATTCGGTCAACCGCGCGCGCTCGTTGCTCCCGATGGGCGGGTGGCTAAGAGCCATAGAACCCCTTAGAAGCGGCACGACGCCAGCCGGCATCCGGTCATAGTCGATATGCAAATGATCGACAGCCAGTTCCGTTAAGCGCTCGTCAGTGACCGGCTCACCTGCGCTCGCGACGAGCGATGCAGCAGGAGTGGCGAGCCGGTCAGCCAGCCATTCGGTAATGGGTTTGTCAATGCCAGCGCCATGCGGTACGCAGATTTGCCGCACCTCATCCCACAGAGCCGCCTTCACTTCCAGATAAGCTGCGGCGTCAAGTTCGGCTTGCGACTTGGCGGGCTCGCCCTGCACGGCATCCGCAGCGGTACGTGTGGCTGGCGTGGTGGTGTAGAGCGGAATGTCGCCTTCGCCTTCGACACACATAGCCTTGGCCCACATGGTGTCAACGTGATTGGGGCGCTCTGCGATCTTCTTTAGCCGCTCCAAACTCGTGTAGGCCACAGGCTCACCACCACCCGCATGCATCGCTGGTGCTGCATCCGTGGCGGGAACTACGGGAGCGGCGGCGCGGGCTTGCCAGCCGTCCCATGCGTTACTGGTGAAATCACTATCAAATGTTGCGCCGAAAGGCGTCAGATCCATCTTCTTCGTCTTCGCCCAGGCCTCAAACGCCGCTCGCTCATCCGGCGCCACAGCCTCATTGCGCGGCGCTGCATCTGCACTAAGTTGTTCGGTTGTCATGGTCTGTCCTGTTAGGCGGTGGCCGCGCTGTACTCGCGCACCTTTTCCGCGACGTCATCGGGAACGTCGAAGAAATTGAGCATCCCCCGGCATGGAATGAACGGCAGCGGGCGCGCGTCGCGCAGCATGAAGCCTTTTAGGCCACTGCCCATGTACCAATGCGACTCGCTCGCGTCGACGCAATCGACCAGCTTCGCCGCGCCGACAATCCCTCCACGCTGCAACTCTTCGAATGGCGGCAACTTTATAGCGAGGTCGCAGACGCAAAGGAAGTCGCCAACGTCGTCATACTCGCGGCGCGTCAGGCCAAGGCTCGCGTGGACGAGGAATTTGCCGCGGTGCTTTGTTGCCCAGGTGCGGTTCTCGATATCCTTGATGAGCCCCGCCGTATATGCCTTGCGGCGCGCTTCCTCGCCGACGATATCCGGGCGCACTATCAAGAACGCCCATGGCTGCTTGATAGACAGGGCTCTCACTTCGACACCTCCGCAAACATATCGACGGTTTTGGTGTCCCGCGTCGGAAGCGCATCGAGCGCTGCGAGGATGTCTTTCAGCTTGGTCTGCCCGTCTCCGCCGTACGCCAACTCTTCGCCGCACCAGCCATGCGCCTTAAGGTCATCTGCGCACGTGACTTCCGATCCGGTCGTAATGTCGGCCGCCTCGTTGGAGTGGATCTCGCGCGCTTGCTCATCAGCGACCGATCGCGCGTCGAGTTCGCTTTCGGCCATCACAACGGCCGTGTGCGAGATGGTCACGAAGTAGGGTTTGAGGATCGGCTCGCTCACGCTGCCACCTCCGCAGGCGCGACCGGCGCTTTGGCGGCGTCGTATTGCTTCATACCCCAAGCGATCGCGTACGCGCACCAAATGAAATGAAAGGTGTAGTCGCGGTTGTCGACCTCATAGAAGTCGACGAACCGGAAGCCGTGGTGCTCGAAATCCATCGCAGCCTCTAGGGCTTCATGCTCGCTGTCCGAGCACTGCAGAACGCTCGATTGAATCTCGCTCCAGATTTCGTCACGTCGCACCTTACGTTCTGCGATCCCCTTTGCGTCGTAGCCCGGCCACTCCTCATCGGGGTCCGCATCCTCTCGAATCTCCTCCTCGAAGCGCTCGTCAAACCAGCGCTTGATGCTGGCTTCGAACTTCTCTTTCGAGTACTCCTTTGCCGCACCGCCGTGCGACCCGCCGCAATCGGTCGCGAGCAATTTCTCCGACCAATATTGCGGGTTGATGCCGATTCCGTCCGGGTCTTGCTGTTGGCCGCCGCGGAAGAACTCGAACATGTCGTGCAGACGGCGGAACAGGAACGAACCACAGTCGCCCGTGATGAGGAGATGCCCCGGCCACGTCAGCAGATCGAAGTGATAGCAGCTCGTGCCCGGCTTCTCGAACTGGATATGACGGTCCGCCCCGTCATCGCGCAGCACGGTCATCCGCAGATCGGAGACATCGCGCAGGAACTGCTCGCGCGGGCACGAATATTCCATCACGCTCAAGCGGATGATGGTCGACCGCTCTTTATCCGTCACCGTGCGAACGACTCCTGCGTGCATGTGTTCGATGAGAGGGGCCACGATGGCACGATCGCACTCTGGCAGAGACGGCAATTTAGGAGCGATGCGGTGAAGATGTGCTGTCAGATCCATTTGGTTTTTCCTTGTGCGGATTCAGGCGGCTTTCGGGCGCACGCTCGACCACTCCGCGCGCTTTGCCATTCGGTCATAGAGAACCGTGTTCGCTGCCATCGAAAGATTCAGGCAGTAGTCGGTCGGGATATAGACGACGTCGTCGCAGCGCTCGAGCAAGCTCGGCGGCAACGAACCATCTTCAGGTCCGAAGACGTGCATCGCGCGCTCCGGGTGTGTCAGTGCTGGAAGCGGCCGTGCGGTTGGGATGAACTCGACGGCGATCACGCGGCAGCCGACCGGCACCACCGAAAGAATGTCGGTCGTCTCGATCACGGGAATGTGCCGATGTGCCTTTTGGGTATCGGTGCTCGACAGCGAGAACCGCGCGCCTTGAAGCGCGACGAGACCAGCGCCGTAGCAACCTGCCGCGCGCATGATCGCGCCGAGGTTCTTCGAGTCCTTCGGGCGATATAGCCCGAGTGCAGCGTAGCCCCTCATTTGGCACCTCGCAGCTTCGCTGCCTTCCGGTTCCGCTTCGCCATAGCCGCATCAATGCGCGCGTGGGCGTCGCCGTCGAGCCGTGCCGGTACCGGCGCCTTGAACTGGACGACCGGCTCCTTGCGCGCAGCGCGGTGACCCTCATGCACCGTCTGGATGACCGCCGCTTGCAGGTTGAGATTCGGCTGCGACTTCGGCTTGTCGACGATCGCGTAGATGCCGTTCGGCTGTTTGACGATTTCCATCTCGAACGCTGCCGGGCTCGGCTTCGAATTCGTCGTCATGCCGCTACCCCTATGCAGCCGTCGGCTATCCACTCCGTCTGGAACGCTTCCGGCAGGCCCGACGGCATCGACGTAGCGCTTCCCATCACGATGACCGTATCGATTTCGCCCTTCGCCACGATGTCCTGAAGCCAATCGATGAGGTCGCCGCGCCCCTGACCTACTAGGAGGTCATAACGGTCCAGGCACATCACGCGCGCGCCGGAGAAATAGGAGATGGCCTCGGCGAAATGCGCATTCGCGCGCCACTGGTACGACTCCGATTCCATGTGATGCGGGTGGCCGTCGACCGTCAGGCTCATGTCGTTTTCAATCTGCGCGACCGGCCAATACGCGGCTGCAGCGCTCGCCTTCAGGCGTTCGTTGAACGGTGTCAGCGCATCGGCCATCAGTTCGGCAGGGATGCCCGTCGGCGAAAGGTCATCTGCGATCGCGAGCCACGCCATCACGGACTTGTGATGCGTCAGGGCGTCGAGTGTCTTCTGATCAGCAGATATCGCTGCCGTCTTAAGGGTCGTCGCCGCATCGAACTGCGTGCGCGCAGCTTGGCCGGCGGTCCTGATCGTTTCCACCGCTTGCCGCGCCGCGTCGAGTTCCGCCGAGCTGGGCGCTTCGAGCGAATTCAATGCCGCGAGCGCTGCAACTGCCGCTTCCGCCTCGGCAAGGTCTCGTTTATCGTTCGCGACCGAGTTCTGCATCGTCGTGAGCGCGCGCTGATACTCCGGCAACTTTGCCTTTGCCTCGGCGTCTGCGATCTTTTCGACTTGTACGAAGTCGACCAGCTTTCCATCCTGCAATTCGCTCAGTGCCGCGCAGTGCGGGCAGACAAGCGGCGTCTTCGCCCGGGCGCCTTCGGCGAGCGCTTGCGTGTCGGCGACCTTCCGGGTCCAGTTCGCGAGTTCGGCTTCGTCGGTCGCCAGTTTTGCCTTGATGGCTTCGATGCGACCAGCTTTCACGGTCAGCTCGGCGCGCTTCGCCGAGGCCTCGTTGTGCACGCGCGCCTTTTCGTTCAGGACGCCAAGCGCCTGATTCGCGCCACCGAATTCCGCCGTCTTCTGCTCGACGAGCGCTCGCGCGGCCGCGATGTCGTCGTCGCTGTATGTCGGCGCGGTCGCTTTCCATTCCGGGGCCTTCTCGCTGCCCCATGACTCGCCAGTAACGGTTTTCCACGATGCTTTCGCGTCGCGCGCCTTGCCCTTCGCCTCATCGCAGGCCTCGCCAAAACTCGCCGCGACAAGAGGCGCAACCATCTTCACCAGCTCCGCATCGTGTCCCTTGTCTGTCAGGCGTTTGGAAACAGCTTTGGCGCTTGTGTCGACCTTCGTCAACTCAAACAAATAGGCGCGCCGCTCGTTAGGGCTGATCGCAGCGAAGCGCTCCGGGTCCATCACGAAAGGCATCGCCGCCTGCATGGCCTGCATCTGCCGCATCGACAGGTCGTCCATGCTGAATGTGCGCGTGCCTTTGGGCAGCGTCAGCGTTGCCGAGCCGCCGTCCAGCGCAATGCGGGCAGCGCCGAGCTTTTCGCCGCGGTGCAGGAAGTTCGCGAACTCGCCTTTCTTCAACTGCTCGGCGTCTTTCTCCCCGCCGCGCGTGACGCGGTTCGCAAGCGTGTGCTTCAACACCTCTGCGAGCGAACTCTTGCCCTGTCCGTTCTCGCCGCTGATCCAGAGAATCGCCTGATTGACTTCGATGGAAACCTGCTTCAAAGCAAGCACGTTCTCGACTTCGATTTGCGTTATGCGCATGTAATTTCTCTTTATTTGCCTATTTATAGCCTGTTACGGCTATCCGTAGACGAAAAAATTCAGACGTTGTACGAACGGCTCGGCCGCCGGGATTGGGGTTGCTGCTGCGCTTGCCGCGCAAGTTCCGCAACGTCGTCCTGGTGGCCCTGAATCGCTGCATCGATCCGCTTCTTCATCTCGGCGGGCACCTGCGCCTTGAGGCCGAGCGCTGAGTCGTAATCGCCCTTGCCGGCGAATTCGATCGCCATCTCGAGCGTCTCGTCGTGGGTGTACGACTGGCCCGTTGACTGCGCCGGCTGATCGAATTCCATGCCTACCTGCTCCGCTGGCGTCGTCTGTGCGGCGGCGGATGCTGGCGCGCTCGCCGCAGTCGCTGCAGTCGCCGTTGCGCCAGTCGATTCCGCGGCGGCAGCTTGCGACGCAGCGGGCGCGTTCGACTTGACGTCAGTCGCCTCTACCGTTGCCGCGTCCTGCGTGTCTTTCCGCGCGCGCGCCGGCTCTGCTGCGGCCGCACGATTCGCGGCGCCCTCGCGCAACGCATCCACGTCGGCGGCGTACTTGCCGTCAGGCTGCTCTTTGACGTCGATAACCGTATCTTCGAGCTCGTCCGTCGTCGGAAGGCCCATCAGCAATTCCGGCGCGTAGACGCGGCCGAAGAACGCGGCAGTCCGGTAGCGGAGCATCTGGTCGGGCATCGTCTTCCACTTGGAGCCGTTCTTCGTGAACCAACCCTCCATAACCGCCATGCCGATCGATACGGGGGTCGACTCAAGCCGCTCGCCGGTCGCCTTTTCAATGCACCATGCGATGCACTGTGCATCCTCAATCTCGACCGGCGTCTTGACTTCCCGCCGAGTGTTCTTGCCCTGATCGTTCTTGCTCCACTCGAAGCCGACATGTTCAATCGTCCGCTTGCCGAGTTGCTTGACTTCGAACCGAAGCTTGGAGAACTGGCCGCAGTTGTTGATCTGCGCGATGATCCACGGCGACGACCACGATGGCCGCCCTTCGATGATATGCAGGTTCTGCATCACCATCACCGGATCGGCATTCATCCGTATCGCCATATTCAGCGCGACGACGCAGTTCGACAGCGCGGCCGGGTTGTCGCGGGACTCGGTCACGTTGCCGAACCGGTCGTACTTCTCGATGATGAGGCGATATGCGGACGGAACAAGCGTCCCGGATGCGAGCAGGCGCGCGCCACGCTGCATCAGTTCAAACGATTCCGACGTACCAAAGCCTGGTATAACGGGTGCCAACGGCGCCGCGGCAGGCCGGCGTATCTGTTCGAGGGTTGCTGCGGTCATCGTGGATTCCTTTGTGATTTATGGGTTTCAAGCGTGATACGGGCAGCGATCCCACCCGGCGCAATAAACGGGAGAGCACATCACAGTTCCCGGCGCGGGCCGGAAATCGCCTTCTTTCAGCATCTTTGCGGCCATTTCGATCATGCCGGGGCGCTCTTCAGTGCCGAGTAGTGCCGTGCGCACATCGCGGATATCGCTCACCGCAATGTCGCCTGACTTGCCAGTGGAGATGCCGCAGATTTCGGCCGGCGCCTCCATTGCGCGCTGCAACTCGACTTCAGTCATGATCGTGTAGATACCAACCTGCAGATGGTGCGCACCGATTGCGGCAACGCGCTCTCCGTCATCGCCATAGCCGACAGCCTGCAGGCCAGTTTTGATATCGCGGACGTTTTCGTGAAAGACGATGGTCTGATACTCGTCCGGGCGCGAAACCTCTTGGAGGGCGCCGTCGTTCTGGACGGCGTATGCGCGTTGACGCACCCGGTCGATCGTTCCGGTAGTGACGATCGTTCCGTGCTTCGTGTTGATATGGAGGTCTTCGCAGCGGACTTCGACCGCGGTGTAGGTGACGTTCGGCGCGATTTCGTGGCAGTACCGATTCACCGAGCGCGCGACAATGCTTTCCGCGGCTTTGAATTGCGCGCTGGAGTCCCAGTTCACCTCGTCATCGTCGTTGTAAAGGATCGCGATTGCGCCCTCGACGGCTTCTTCGATGCTGATTTCATCGCCACGCAGGCGCGGGCCGTCGAACAGCGCGGTGCCGGCGTGTATCGCGGTACCGATCTGCGCGATACCGGCAGATGGCTTGCGGATTTTCTCGATGTTGGCGTAGTACCAACTCAGACCGCAGGAGAACAGGGTCTTCCACGACGATGCGCGGACGACACCCAAAATGTTGGAGGAAACCGCCCTTGTGGAGCTGGAATCTGACACAGGAATAGCCTTGAAGGACGGCGCCCAGTGCGCCTATCAAGGCTAATAATAGCCATTAACGACTATTAATGCAAGGAACTTTGATGCGATATAGGCCCGCAGGCCGGATATTTCTGCTGCGTCTCGACGTCTCCGGCGCCCATCACTTTTTTCCCGCGGGGCCTTTATTACTATGTTCCTTGATGACCTCCGCAATGAACGCATCAATGCGTACGCGCTCATAGGATGGGAGGCGGTCGTAGCGCGCGGCGTCGTACTTCACGCGGGAAAGGTCTGGACTCGCTAGCAATTCTGACGCGTCCCTCCCGAATGCCTTTGCGATCTGCTGCAAGGCATCCACCGCCACTGAGACTTCGCCTCTGAGAATTCGACCAATAGCCGTTTGGGACACGCCCGACTCATCGGATAACTTCACCTGGGTGTCCAGATGAGGCACTTCCCGCATCCATGCTTCGAGATTCTGAGCCAGCAGCTTTCGAATCGCCTTGGCCTCACGGGAGATCGCCGGCGGCGGTTTAGGTCCCCTGTTTCTGCGCTTGATCGCGTCTTTTGCTTCGGCTTCCGCTTTCGCGGCGACCGCATGGGCAGGCACAACCCTGTGTGTTTTATGCGTTGGCATAGTAATGGATAACCGTGGTGGTGGCTAAAAATAGCCATATACGGCGAACTATAAGCGACTTTTTTTAGCCGCGCAACGCCACTTGCCCCGCTTCTGAGTGCCAGCCCATTGTTTAACGTTGTCTCTATAGCCATAATAGGCTATTCTGACGTCGAAGAAGCCATCAATCTCGATCGGGAATGGACAAATTGCCCAACGAAAGCCAATACGAATTCGTCATGCGGACCCATAGCGTCCACTTCGGGCGTCGCCGAAAGGATCTGGCGAAGCTTTCGGGTGTATCCCTGGATACGCTCAACAAGATATTCCAGCAACAAACGAAGAACCCGAAAGCGAAGACGGTCCAGAAGATATACGACGTTCTGTTCGAGCTTGAGCAACAAGGCAAGCGGACGGTCGATATCTCGACGTCGGTCACATTGGGGCCTGTTCTTATATGAACGGCGACCCGGCATCTACGCGGAAATTTCGCGACACGACGAACCGAATGGTCTCGTACAGCCTGCTGTCAAAATACTACAAGGCATGTCGTTGCTGTCGTTCTGCTGGGCAGCTCAAGCCAGGAAGCGAAGTATGCCTCAGACACTAGATCGCGCCGAGGTGATCGAGGCTATGTGTCTCACGTGGCGCCATGATTTCGGCGTGGACAGGATCAACAGCGAGCCTACGATCGGCCTTGGCATGTCGGAAGGTGAGCGCGAATTCCTGCGTCGAGAGATGGGGCAGTTGTTCGACCATCACGTCGCACCGGCCGTCGAGCAGGCGGTCGCGGATGAGCGCGAGGCATGCATTGCTGTCGTGGAATCGCATGGAAAGGACCAGGCGAAGGTCCGGTTCATCGCGAGCGACATTCGGGCGCGCAGCGGCGACAGCGGCTCGGATCGCGTGACTCGCGCAGGTTCCCTTTAAATTTTCCCGCAGAGGTCGAAATTCGATCTTTAATAGCTTATTATGGCTATTAAGAGTCGCAATATATCGGCGACCGTTGTCGTTCTGACGCCCCACACGCTTTCGCCGGCTGGTGGAATTCGCTCACTTCAGAGCGCAAGAGGAAGGGGGGTGGTCTCCCCGTAAGGGCACCACGCCGTTTCTGAGTCGGCGGGCGAGCCCCTCTTCTTCCTCCTGCGCAGGACCATTGCATATGGCTCACTGCCCGCCTTCGTAGTTACCGCCCGGTTCCGCGTGGTAGTTCAGTTCGCAGCCTCGGCAACTGGCAGGTAGAAACGCCCAGACCAACGCCTTCGGCTCGCAGCGAAATGGTGAGAGATACGCCTGGCCGGTTGGCGGTCAGCAACGTCGCAAAGCTCTCTGTAGTGATCCGGTCGGCCACTGCATCACTCGCCCGAGGCTGCAAACTGAACCACTACCCGGTTGCGGGAACCCCTGATGTTTGCCCTGTCAGATCGACACCTGTCGACTGGTGGAATTCGTTCGCCCGTTCGAGACACATATGGCAACAACTCAATCGCCGATACCACCATTCTTCCGCGGCAACCCCGGGAACCGCACCGGGGTGCGCTAGTGAAACGCCCTTCGTTTCAGTTCTATCCGGGTGACTGGCAGTCCAACAGCAACCTGCGCCGCTGCACGCGCGCCGAAAAGAGCGTGTGGCTCGACGTGCTTTGTCTCATGCATGACCAGGAGGAGTACGGCGTGTTGCGCTGGACTCTGAAAGAGATCGCCGAGGCCGCTCACTGCAAGGTGGCAGAGCTTAAAGCGTTGCAAGCAAAAGGCGTCCTGAAAGGTGCTGACAAAGGGCAAATATGCACGCCCTACATTTACACGCCGCGATCTGGACGACGGGATGGCGCACCGGTCGAACTCATACCCGCGCAGGCGGGCCCAATCTGGTATTCGTCTCGCTTCGTCCGCGACGATTATGTGCGCCGCAACGCGGGCACAGCAACCCGGTTCGGCGCAGAACAGCCGGACGACGCGAAGGGCCGCGGCGCGGACCAGGATTCAGAGCGGGCAAAGTTGCGTCTACGCGTTCTCGCAAAGAATAACGGGCATTGTCATCACTGCAGTGACCCGCTTGGTGACGTCTGGGAGATCGATCATTTGATGCCGAGAAGTAAAGGCGGCCGTCACACATTCGACAACATGGTGCCGTCCTGCGTGCCATGCAACCAGGATAAATCTGACACCCTACCGGACGATTGGGAAGCACTTAAGTCTTCACCAACCCGACGGCATGGTGAAGGTCGAAGTGACGGCTCTACGTCTTCATCTTCCTCTTCACCTACAGTTAACACCCAAACCTCTGTCGAGCTTGCGCTCGACGGGGGGGGTGCCGGTGACGGGCATTTGACAGAGACCGAAAAGATCGCGGGCATTTTCGCCTACTGGCAGCGCGTTACCGGCGCGACAAGAGCGCGTCTCGGCGAAAAGCGCATCAAAACCATCCGGGCCGCACTCCGCTGGGGCTACACGCCGCGCGACCTCTGCCGCGCGATTCAGGGTTGCACGCTGACGCCGCACAACCAGGGCGTCAACGATCGCGGGCAGAAGTACCTCGGCCTGCATGTGTGCATCGGCAGCGAGGAGCAGATCGACCGCTTCATGGCGAACAGCAAGGCCCCTCCTGTCGCGCCCGACAAGCGCGCGTCAGGGCAAATTCCGGGGTGGTGGAAAGACATTGACCTTGCGAAGCAGCAAGGTGCGCTCGTCGGTGTGGGAGGACCGCTGCCGTCCGATTCGCAAGATGCGTGGCATGCGCGAATACGCGCCGCGATTGAGAGCGGCGGCAAGCTGCCCGTACCGGTCACTACACCCGCGCCGATACCAGCCGAACTTCAGCCGCCGAAGGTCGAACTGACGCCAGAGCAGATCGCCGAGCGCCGCGCAGCCCTACTCGCCGTCACGCCGGGTCTGAAGTTCGGCAGGAGCGAGGGTTCTACGCAATGAAGGTCATGCGCAAGAACGGGAATACCCGTGGCTGAAATCATCGACCTCGGCGAATACCGAGTTGAACGCAAGCCGCACCGCCCCTTCGACGGATCGTGCCAGCACAAGCACATGACCGTGGACCAGAACGGAGGGATCATCACGTGCGATGACTGTGGCAAGCAGATCGACGCGTTTGTCGCGCTCAACATCATGCTGGACTCGTACGCGAAGCAATGGTCAAAGCTGCAGGCGCAGCAAACGCGGCTTGGCGAGCAGGAACATCGCCAGTTGCACCTGAAGGCGGCGCAGCGCGTCGAGGACGCATGGCGCAGCCGCAAGATGGTGCCCATCTGCCCGTACTGTAGCGAAGCGATCTTTCCCGAGGATGGGTTCGGCTCGACCAATGTAAATCGCGAGATGGCCGTCCGCCGCCGGCGCGCGCAGATCGAAGCGCGGCAAGCAGAAAAGTCCGATAGCCAGTTGCTCAAATAGTCTTATACGGCTATTATTAGCCATAATACGCCAACCCCGTGGAGCAAACGATGACCATGCCGATGATATTCAGCTTCACGCACGTCTTCTCTAACTGCGAGACGAGTTCGAAGGTTCGTACCGTGTTGATCGACGGCGATCCATGGTTCATTGCATCGGATGTGTGCAGCATCCTGAACGTCGATTCGACGTCGGTTCGTAAGCTTGACGACGATGAAAGGGGTCTGCATTCAGTGCAGACCCTTGGTGGAGAGCAAAAAGTCACCGTCATCAACGAATCAGGTCTTTATGCACTTGTTCTTCGTTGCCGGGATGCGATGACTCCTGGCAGCGTACCGCACCGCTTCCGAAAGTTTGTCACTTCTGTGGTGCTTCCTGCTGTTCGAAAAAACGAAGCGCCGACACCCGTTGCCCTTAGCCGGATGGAAATTCTTACCATGGCTTTGGAGTCCGAAAGGCGTGCTGTCGCCGCGGAAGCGCGACTGGTCGAGCAGAAGCCGATGGTCGAGTTCGTCGAGAGGTACGTCGAAGCCCCGACTGGCAACAAGACCTTCCGTCAGGTGTGCAAGTTGCTTGGCGCCAACGAGAAGCGGTTTAAAGAATTCCTGATCGATCGCGACGTCGTCTATTACCTCAATGGTGAAATGACGCCGCGATCGGGCCATCTCGACACCGGCCGCTTCAGCGTGAAGGCTGGGGTCTCGAATCACAGCGACCATGCGTACAACCACATGACCTTCACACCCAAGGGCGTGACGTGGATAGCGGGCGAATGGGGCAAGCATTTGGTTAACCTGAATCAACGTGGTGTGCAGCAGCGCTCCGTCGCTGCGATTTCGCACGCGCATCATTAGTCTTCATAGGCTATTAATATTCATGTCAAAGAACCGTCTGCGGATGACAGAGGAAGAGCTTGCGGCGCTTCAAGCGAAGCGCGGCATTCCTGTCGCTAAGGTCCCTGCTGTCAAAGCGGCGTCGACGGTTGATGAGACGCATCAAGCAAAGGGGCGCATGAAGGATGGCGAGCCCACCAAGCTTGAGCTGCGTTACATGACCTACCTCGATCAACAGAAATTGGCTGGCGCGATCAAGTGGTGGCGCTATGAGTTCGTCAAGTTGAAGCTCGCGAAAAACACCCATCTCACGATCGACTTTTTCGTGATGACGGACCTCGATGAATTGCAGGCACGCGACACGAAGGCGCATCGCAAAGCCGTGACTGATGACGCGCTAGCGAAGACGAAGATCGCCGCGGAAATGAGCCCATGGCCATTCTTCTTTGTGTACGAGCGCGATGACGGCGGCTGGGACATGGAGCGGGTTGGTCGATGAAAAGCCCGTACATCATAGAAGGGCCCGCGCAAATTTGCTTCAGCGGTGGCCGCACCAGTGGCTACATGCTTCATCGGATTCTGGAGGCAAACGGCGGACTCCCGTCCGACTGCATCGTCTCGTTCCAAAACACCGGGAAAGAGCGAGAGGAAACACTGGAGTTCATCAACGAATGCGCCGTCCGCTGGGCTGTGCCGATCGCATGGATCGAATGGGATGGATTCGAGAACGGTAGCCGCTCAAAGTGCATCGTGCGGGGAGTCAGTTTCGAGACAGCCAGCCGCAGTGGCGAACCCTTCTCCCGAATGATCGACGCACTGGGAATTTTGCCCAACCCTGTGGCGCGGACGTGCACCGCAAACCTCAAAGTCAAAACCGGCAAAGCCTTTATGCGCTCGCTCGGTTACGAGGAATGGGACAACGTGATGGGAATTCGCGCCGACGAGCCCCTGCGCGTGGCGAGACTCGGCAATCCGGGTCGCGACAACAGCGCCGGCGTTCCGAATCTGCCGCTCGCTCGCGCTAAGGTGAGAAAGGCCGATGTGCTCGCGTTCTGGCGCGCGCAGTCCTTTGATCTTGCGCTCGACCCGGAGGGTGATTTCGGTAATTGCGATTGCTGCTTCCTCAAAGCCCGCCACAAGATCGTAAGGGCGCTTGTCGATCAACCCCAGCGTGCTGCCTGGTGGATTAACGAAGAGTCGCGTCCAGCTGGTGCGACCTTCCGCAATGATCGACCGAACTACGAAAACCTTCATCGCGAAGCTCTTTTCTACGCCAAGCAAATCCCGCTCGACTTCCCCGATGCCGAGCCGGATGACGCATTGGTTGACTGCATGTGCGGAGATTGAATATGACCGCCTTCATTCGTACGCGCGGCGGCATCGTGCGCAAAGGCTCGGAAATCAAGAACGCAAAGCTTCGCGAAGTTGATGTCGTCGAGATCAAGCGTCAATTGTCCCTCGCGCTGGTCGATGACGGTACCGCAGCGCGCCTTGCGCGTGCTTTCAAGGTAAGCGATTCAACGATCGCCAGCATCAAAGCCGGCCGCACATGGGGCTGGTTGGAAGTCCGCAACCCCGTTGATCTGCGCCAAACAGACCTGTTTTCAGAATTATCAAAAGGACGAGAATAATGAAGCGTGATGCCATATCCCTTTCGCTCGACCTCGGCAGCGAACTCATCATCGACAACTTTGCCGGCGGCGGTGGCGCTTCTGAGGGCATGGAACAGGCATTCGGGCGTCCGGTAGACATCGCCATCAATCACAACAGCGAAGCCCTCGCGATGCACGCGGCCAATCACCCGGGCACAAAGCACTACTGCGAGGACGTGTTTCAGATTGACCCTATCGAGGCGACGAAAAATCAGCCGGTTGGACTCGTTTGGCTTTCACCGGACTGCCGGCATCACTCTAAGGCGAAAGGCGGAAAGCCCGTCGAAAAGAAGATTCGCGGCCTCGCATGGATCGGTCGTAAATGGGCCGGGAAATCGAAGCCGCGCGCACTCATGCTCGAGAACGTGGAGGAAATCCAGTCGTGGACTGGACTTGTGGCGAAGCGCGATAAAGCTACCGGCCGCGTCTTCAAACTCGACGGATCGGTCGCTGAGCCGGGCGAGCGTGTTCCAGTTCAGGAGCAGCATCTTGTCGCCAATCCAAAAACCAAGGGTAGTCATTTCCGCCGATTCGTGCGGTCGCTCGAAGACATGGGCTATAGGGTCGAGCACCGCGAACTGCGCGCGTGTGACTTCGGCGCGCCGACGATCCGCAAGCGCCTGTATCTAATCGCGCGACGCGACCATTTGCCGATCGTATGGCCGACGCAGACACATGGCGATCCGAAAAGCCCCGCGGTGAAGGCCGGCAAGCTGAAGCCGTGGCGCACTGCCGCTGAATGCATCGACTGGTCGATCCCCTGCCCGTCTATCTTCGAGCGAGAACGCCCGCTGAAGGATGCGACGCTGAGCCGCATCGCCAAGGGCATCATGAAGTTTGTGGTGAACAGCGCGGATCCGTTCATCGTGCGCACCGCCCACGGCGAAGTGTCGCCTACTGGCGTGCGGCGCTGGGGCGTCGGCGAGCACGACGGCGCCGATCCGCTCCCAACGGTTACCGCATCGAGCGACTTTGCAGCGGTCGCGCCCACGCTGATGCATGTCACCCATCAGGGCTCAGACCGAAACGCGGGAGTCGACTCGCCAATCGCAACGGTGACCGGTGCGAACCGCGGCGAGCAAGCGCTTGTGTCTGCGACACTGATCCAAACGGGCTACGGCGAGCGTCCGGGTCAGGCGCCGCGCGTGCCGGGACTAGATAAGCCGCTTGGCACCGCAGTAGCTGGCGGCGTCAAGCACGCGCTCGTGACTGCTTTCCTCGCGCAGCACAACAAGGAGCGCGTTGGGGTGAAGGCCGGGCGCCCGGTCGAAGTGCCCATCAGCACGGTCACGGCCAGCGGCGGGCAACAGCAAGTCGTCTCGGCCTTCCTCGCGAAGCACTATGGCGGCCATGAGTCGCCAGGCTCAGCGTTAGGTGACTCGATAAGCACCATCACGACACAGGACCATCACCACCTCGTTACGGCGCATATCCAGCGAGACTTTGGACAATCCGTAGGCGGTTCGGCGGATGATCCGATGGGCACCGTTACCGCGGGCGGCGGCGGTCATCAGGCGCTCGTCACCGGCAACATTCTGAAGCTGCGCGGCACCAACACCGGGCATGCATTTGATGAGCCACTTCACACCGTCAGCGCGCAGGGAACGCACCATGCGGAGGTGCGTGCCTTCCTCATCAAGTATTACGGCAATGACAAGGACGGCGCAAACCTGCGCTCGCCGCTCGGCACGATCCCGACACACGATCGATTCGGCTTGGTAACAGTCCACGGCGAAGACTACATCATTGTCGACATCGGTATGCGTATGTTGACCCCTCGAGAGTTGGCGACCGCCCAGGGCTTCCCGAGCACCTACATTCTCGATCCGATCGTCAACGGGAAACCTCTATCGAAGTCCGCGCAGGTGCGGATGATCGGCAACAGCGTTTGCCCCGACGTTGCCACCGCGCTCATCTTGGCGAACTTTGCACACGAAAAGCAGATGGCGGGTGCGGCAGCGTGAGCGACTACCTCGGCTTCCTGAAACGCAAAATCAAGATGGCGAACTTCGACGGCTTTCGCGTCGAGTTGTCTGCCCTGCACGAATGCCTGTTCGATCATCAGCGCGATATCGTTCGATGGGCGGTGCTCGGCGGCAACCGCGCAATCTTCGCCAAGTTCGGCCTCGGCAAATCGGTGATGCAGTGCGAGTGGATGCGGCAGATCATCGCGTTTGCGGGTGGGCATGGATTGATCGTTTGTCCGCTTGGCGTACGTCAGGAATTGATCCGCGACGCGCTCATGCTCGGCATCGAGCTGCGCTTCATCCGCAGCGCCGCCGAGATGACGTCAGATCATCACTTCTACGTCACGAACTATGAGACCGTGCGCGACGGGAAACTCGATCCGGCGCTTTTCACCGCGGTGAGCCTCGACGAGGCGAGCGTGTTGCGCAGCTTCGGTAGCACGACTTATCAAGAATTCCTGCCGCTGTTCGAGGGCGTCAAATTCAAACTGGTCAACACCGCGACGCCAAGTCCTAACCGTTTCAAGGAACTGATTCACTACGCGGCGTTCCTCGGCGTAATGGACAGCGGGCAGGCCTTGACGCGATTCTTCCAGCGCGACAGCGAGAAGGCCGGCAACCTGACGCTCTACCCACACAAGGAAGAAGAGTTCTGGCTGTGGGTGTCCAGCTGGGCCATCTTCATTCAGTTTCCGAGCGACCTCGGCTACAGCGACGAGGGGTACGACCTCCCCGAGCTCGATGTGCGCTATCACGAGGTTCCGACCGACTACGCAAAGGCCGGCGCCGACCGCGACGGCCAGACTTTGATGTTTCAGGATCCGGCGCTCGGTCTGAGCGCTGCAGCGGCCGAAAAGCGCGACAGCCTGCCGGCGCGCGTCGCCATGGCGAAGGAAATTATCGAAGCTGATCCGGATGACCACTTCGTTATCTGGCACGACCTCGAGTCGGAGCGTCATGCGATCCAGCAAGCGGTACCGGATGTCGTGAGTGTGTGGGGCACCCAAGACCTTGACGAGCGCGAGCAACGGATCGTCGACTTCGGCAATGGCGCGTATCGACTGCTCTCCACCAAACCAATCATCGCCGGCAGCGGTTGCAATTTCCAGCGGCATTGCCATCGCGAGATCTTCGCCGGCATTGGCTTCAAGTTCAACGACTTCATCCAGGCGATCCACCGCGTCCAGCGCTTTCAGCAGCCGCATCGAGTGCGCATCGACGTCATCTACAGCGAAGCAGAGCGCGAAGTCTTACGAACGCTCCAGCAGAAGTGGGTTCAACACGAAGAGATGGTCAAAAACATGACGGAAATCATCAGAAAGTACGGCCTTAATCAGTTGGCCATGCAAGAGACGCTGTCGCGCTCGATTGGCATTAAGCGCATTGAAGTCGCCAGCGACCTCTTCACGGTTGCCAATAACGACTGCGTCGAAGAGGCGAAGCTGCAGCCGGACGACCATGTCGACCTGATCGTGACTTCGATCCCGTTCGCGAACCACTACGAGTACTCGCCAAGTTACAACGACTTCGGCCACACCGACGACAACAAGCACTTCTGGGCCCAGATGGATTTCCTGACGCCGGAACTTCTTCGCATCCTGAAGCCCGGCCGCATCTACGCGTGTCACGTCAAGGATCGGATCCTGTTCGGCAATGTCACGGGCGCCGGCATACCGACCTACAGCCCGTTCCACGCCGAGGCCTTGTTCCACGGCATGAAACACGGCTTCGACTATTGCGGGATGATCACCATCAACACCGACGTCGTGCGCGAGAACAACCAGACGTATCGGCTCGGCTATACGGAAATGTGCAAAGACGGTACGAAGATGAGCGTCGGCTCGCCCGAGTACATTCTGCTGTTCCACAAGCCACAAAGCGACCGCTCGAAGGGCTACGCCGACGTGCCGGTGAAGAAGTCCAAAGACGAATACAGCCTCGCGCGGTGGCAGATCGATGCGCACGCCTTCTGGCGCTCGAGCGGCGAACGCCTGATCACCGCCGAGGAAATGGCCGCGCTCGGGCCGGCCAAGCTGGCCAGCCTGTTCACCAAATTCAGTCTCGAAAACGTCTACGACTACGAGTTCCACGTAAAGATCGGTGAGGAACTACAGGAGCGCGGCGCCCTGCCATCGACGTTCATGAGCTTGGCGCCCGGCGCTCACCATGACGATGTTTGGCACGATGTGACACGCATGCTCACGCTCAACGGCGACCAGGCTAAACGGTCCGTCGAAAAGCACGTTTGCCCTCTTCAGTTCGATATCGTCGATCGACTGATCGACCGCTACAGCAACCCTGACGAGTTGGTCTATGACCCGTTCTGCGGGCTCGGCACCACTCCATACCGCGCGATCCTCAAGGGGCGTCGCGGCGGCGGGTCGGAACTGAATTCCGCCTACTTCATGGATCAGGTTCACTACCTGAAAGCGGCTGAGCGTGAGTTCTCAATGCCGAGCCTATTCGATTCGCTCGAGCAAGAGGAAGCCGCCTGACATGACGGGGCCGCTGTGGTGGCTCACGAAAGACGGCGACAAAGACTGCCTCGAACTCTATGAGCATCATTATTCCGCCTACCGATACGTCGACGGCCGACAGCGAAAACTGTTCGTCGGACCCGGCGAAAAGGTCGTGCTGCGCACCGAGCGCGGCGACGCCTGCTTCGTGTGGCGCAAGTTCATCGACGACAGCGGGCAAACCGGCGTCAATTGCGCCGTTTTCCGCAACGAGTCGACGCATCGCAGCTCGGACCTCATCCGACAGGCGGATTCGATTGCTGATTGCCTCTGGCCTGATAGCCGGCATTACACCTTCGTCGATACAAAGAAGGTCCAATCAAGCAACCCTGGATTTTGCTTTATCGCGGCCGGCTGGCGCCGATGCGGGTGGACGGGAAGCGGACTGCTCGTGCTCGAGCGCTGCGCCGCGTGACAGCGGCGACCACGTGTAGGTAACCATATGCAAGATATCAAAGAAATCATCGAGCGGAACCGCCTCCCCCTGAACGACGAGAAGGTGACGCAAACCGCAATCGCCAATGCTCTTGAACTCGCCGGGTTAGTTTTCGAGCGCGAAGTGCGCTTATCTGAAGCCGATATCGTCGACTTCATGGTGGGAAGCGTCGCGATCGAGGTGAAGATCAAAGGCGCGAAGGCGGCGATCTATCGCCAGTTGGAGCGCTACGCCGCGCACGAATGCGTGACGTCGATCCTGCTCGTTTCGTCGCGGTCGATGCACCTTCCGGCCCTCATCAACGGCAAGCCAACGCTTGTAGCGTCGCTATCGCGGGGGTGGCTATGAGCGGTCGTACCTACGGCGAACTCCGTTACGTCGATGGGTCATGGGTAATGTCGAGCGTTCCGCCGCACGTCGCGATTCGAGTAAAGCACCTGTTTCCCCGTGTGCCCAAGACCGCGACGGCGCCCTTCACGTTTCCAGCCAATCAGATCCACTGCGCAGACCTCGATTGGTTCCGAAGCCGCTACCCGCTTGAGATGACCGACGAGGACCGGACGCGCCTCATCGGAGGCCGTCTGAAGTTCGAAAGCGATCAGGCCGAACTCGGCCGCATTCTCTCCCCGGACTATGCACCGATGCCCGGCGTCGGGCTGCGGCCCGGCAAGACCATTCGGCACTACCAGTCGCAGAACAAAGACATTGTGCTGGTACGCAAGAGCCTGCTGATTGGGGATGAAGTCGGGCTCGGGAAGACCGTGTCAGCGATCGCCATGTTCCTCGACCCGCGCGCGCTGCCCGCCGCGGTCGTCGTGCAAACGCATCTGCAGACACAATGGGCCGAGAAAATAGCGGAGTTCACGAATCTGCGCGTGCACAAGATCAAGAAAGGGTCACCGTACAGCCTGCCGCCGGCGGACGTCTACATCTACCGATATGGGCAGATCGCGGGCTGGGTCGATTTCTTCAAGACCGGGTTCTTTCACTCGGTCACCTACGACGAGCCGCAGGAGTTGCGCACAGGCGCCGCGAGCAACAAGGGCTGCGCTGCGGTGACGCTCTCCGACCAGATCGAGTCCGACAACGGCTATCGGCTCGGCCTTTCCGCAACGCCCATATACGGCTTTGGCGCCGAGGCATGGAACATCATGCGCGTCATCGATCAAAGTGTGCTCGGCGAGCGCGAAGACTTCATGCGCGAATGGACCGATGGGTCGCTCATCGTGAAAGATCCGGACGCGCTCGGCTCGTTCCTGCGCGAGCAAGGTGTATTCGTCAAGCGAACCAAGAAAGACGTGGGAATGGAACTGCCGCGCGTCGATCCGATCATCGAAACGATCCCATCTGACGACAAGGCGATCGCGAAAATTGCCGAACTCGCGCGGATGCTTGCGCTGCGCGCGATAACCGGCACATTCACGGAGCGCGGCCAGGCGGCTCGCGAACTGGACATGATGGCACGGCAGGCGACCGGCGTCGGCAAGGCACCCTACGTCGCCGCATACGTGCGCATCCTGCTCGAGAACAACGTGCCCGTCATGCTAGCCGGCTGGCACCGCGAGTTTTGGAGCATCGTCACGACCGAACTCAAAGAGTTCAAGCCATTGATGTACACCGGTACCGAAAGCCCAGCGCAGAAGGATAAATCGAAGAAGGCCTTCGTGGCTGGAGAAAGCAACCTGCTTTGCATCTCACTTCGCTCGGGCGCGGGCCTCGACGGCTGCCAGTTTCGTTGTTCGACAATCGTCATTGGCGAGCTCGACTGGAGCGCGGCATTAATGAATACGCAACTGATCGGCCGCGTCGACCGTGACGGGCAGACGAGCCCCGTCACGGCAATCTACCTCGTAAGCGAGGACGGCTCCGACCCGCCAATGATGGATCTGTTGGGGTTGAAGGCATCGCAGGCGGCCGGCATCACGGATCCAGGCAAAGCGTTCGAACAGCGCGCGCCCGATAAGTCACGCGTCCGCGCCCTCGCCGAGGCTTTTCTGAGCCGCAAAGAGTTGGCAGGCGCGCAGGCATCGGCCGCGCCGGCTCAAGTTGTCGAAATTCCTGATACCGACATTCCCGAAGAGATCGAGTGCCCCGACGATCATCGAATGCCCGAGCCGCCGGAACATGCATCCGTGCCGCCGTTGGAGACTGCGCCACAACACAATGCCGACCATCAGCCCGAGTTGTTCTAACTACACCACTTTCCGCTCGACTTTTAATAGCCTGTTACGCCTATTTTTAGTATAGTGTGGCTATTCTTAATTTGGAGTAAGCATGTCGAAGCCCATGACCGCAGTGGAGAAGCGCTACGTAGATGCATGCGTTCGCGCGGGCTGCGCTCTGTGCAGATACTTGCGGCTCGGCGAGACCAGCGCGCTTTGGCATCACCAGCGCACCGGGCAAGGAAAGATGCGTGCGAAGCACACTCACGGATGCGCGTTGTGCTTGTCTCATCACGATCAATCGGGTTCCGGGGTACACAACATGGGCCGACCTCAGTTCGCCGCCCTCTACGGTATTTCCGAGGTTGGGCTCATCAACCTGACGCGCCGCGAATTTGCTCATCTGCTGCCGGCGCCCGAGCGCGGTCAGATCGAGTTACCGGACTGGATCGGCGAGGATCAACATGACAACGCTTGAAGCGATAACGCTTTTCTCCCGATCCCCGACCCGGCCGCGCCGGCGCCTTGCCGACGATGCCGAAACCGAAAAGCTGATGCGAGAGCGCCTGATAGTCGCGCGCAATCTCAATTCGCTTGACCAGAAAGAAGCTGCGGCGAAGCTCGGCTACAAGAACTCAAGCCAGCTATCCAAGGTCGAGAGCGGCGACGCACCTCTCCCGAAATCGCTCCTCCGCAAAGCCTCACTGGCGTACGGCGTTTCAGCGGACTGGCTGTTGGGCCTATCGAACGAGCCTGAGCGCGAACCTCAACTTGCCGGCCAGATGGCGGTGATGCGCGCGGTCCACGCCTCGGTGCTCGACACCACGCAATACGCCGCTGCCGTGATGCTGCGCCTCGCAAGCGATCAACTGCCGCTCGAATCGCATCTACGAACCATCCTCGATTCCGCGCGGCGCACCACCCAATCCTTCGAGAAAGTCTGCCGCCTGAATTCGACGTTCAACGACGATATCCGCGGCGGTGCGACATTGCAGCATGACATCGATGACCTGGTTGAGGCAATGGTCGAAGTCGACCGGTTCCTGTCGCGTCGCGCGAACCTATCCGAAGAGCGCAAGCCGGCGACAACGATGCCGCTTTTCGATGATCACAAAGACTGAAAACGGAGATATCCCATGGTAGAAGCCGCAGTGAAAAACGCGATCGTCACGCAGTTCCGCAGGGACGTAACGACTGTGAATCTCGATGCACCGCTCTCCGAATACGATGCCGACAGTCTCGACCTGGTCGAGCTTGTGATGTCGATCGAGGACGAACTTCGCATTGAAATCCCCGATGAGGCGTTTGACTCGGTCACGACGGTCGACGACGTATCGAAAGTGACCGGCCGCACGCTGGTCGACATCGCGACCAAGGCGAAAGGCTAAGGCCATGCCTGCCAAGCGAATGTGCGACGTTCTTGTGCTGCGCGTGCTGGTGGACGGCGGTCCCATGACGCCGGTCGACATCGCGCGTATCGGTGAACTTGGTCCGACGGTCATCAAAGATGGCCTGAAACACCTTCGCGCGGCCAGGCGTGTGTACGTGAGCGGATTCGAAGATACGGGCGTGCAAGGCCGCGAGCGCGCGATCTATGCCGTCGGCAATCTCCCGGATGCCGTGTTTGTCCGCAAGGCAGGCCGCGAATACAGCGCGCGCTATGCGGCCCGGCATCGGGTTGAGATCAAGATGCGCGACCGCGCGCGACGCAACGGCTGGAATAAGCCATTGGAGCGCCGACCATCATGACGTCTGCGCGAGCACTGATTCAATTTTGCACTTTTATTGCCGTGGCACTTGGGCTATTGGCTTGCGGGTTCATCCAAAAGGGTTACTACGCTGCCGCCGTCATCTTCCTGATTTTGATGGCGGTGTACGTCGCGTTGCTGCGCCGCATGTGGGGCCGTTCGTGAGATTCGTCCCGCTCATCTACGAAAATGATCACGTCTTCGCGCCGGCGCGGGCTCGTGGGTTCGACCACGACTGGTGGTGCTGCACGCGTTGCGGAATCATCCGCCGGCGCGACGGCCTGAACAAACAATGTCCCGGCCGCGTGCGAGTCACGTTGCGCCGAGAAAAGGATCTGTGATGGAGCAAGGCACTTTCCCGATTCACCCGAGCGACCGCAAAGCCCTGCCGCTTGCGCCGCCGTCGATTCCCTATTGGATCGTCGATCAGCACGAGGCGCAGGCGAAGCGCAACCACTACCAGACGGTTCAACGCCTCAAGGAACGTCAGGGCTGCACATGGCGAGAATTGCTCGCCATCCTGCGCGACCTCCCCAACAAGGAGTTGCCCGACATGTCTGCCAATTCCGCAATGGTCGAAGTCGTATCGATCGTCGGCCGTGCCGATCCCGCGTGGATGGAGATCTGGCGCGCTGTTTGCACCCAGCGGGCGAGCAAACGTGCACCTTCACCCGCACCATTTGAGATAGCCAAGCCATGACAGCGCGTCGATACGAAGCTGGAAAGCTGGTCAGCGCAACGACCGCGCCTACCACGAAACCCGTATGGGGAAAGCGGGACGACGAATCGCTAGCGGCGATGCCCGTTACCGACCCCGAAGAGTCCGCCGACGCATCGCAATCCGTTCCGACGCCCCAAGAGTCGCCTGCTGCCTTGGTTGCGCCTGAGCGATCGAGTGCGGAACTATCCGCCATGGCGCAGGCACTCATCGAAGCGCGAGCCTCTTCGACAGAGATTGCGTGTCTGGAACCTGACGTGCCACCGGCATCAACGGAGAAACCCCTAACGCCGGCCGTCGACGTACCTATCCTGAACACGTCCGACATGCGCAAATTCCTGCTGCAGCAGATGGTGCGCGCGGCAAAAGGCGAGATAGGCACGGAGACGGTCAAGAACGTCGTTTCGCTCGCGCAACAGGTCTACAACGCGACGAACCTCGAATTGAAAGCGGCAGTCATCCTGAAGCGTGCGGAGCAAGCGATCCAGACGCTTGACCTTGTGGCTAGCGATGGCGACCGCAAGTGACGAGCTAGCCGCGCTGCCGGTCATGCCGGCGAGCACGTATCCGACGATCGAGTGTTACCAGATCATTCGCTGGGTGGAATGGGAAGGAGAGGACCGGCCGGTGGTGATGCGCGGCGCCCTGCACTGTCGCATTGCCAAACGCGGCACGGCGCGCTACTACGCGATCGCGTTGCTTGAGCGGTACGTCCGCCGGCTGAAGATCACCGAGACCGTCCCTGCGCGCTGGCGAGACTGGGTGAACCGTCACCTGATAAGAGTCGCCCGAAAGCGCTCATGGTGGTCATGGCGATGGGAGCGCACTTGCGCGAACGACCTGAACTGGCTCGTATGCGAGTACAGCGTCCTGATAGATGGCGTGCGGCATGATCTCTACCAGCCCGAGCAAATGGAGAGCGTCCGCACGCTGGCGCGCACGGCGAGGAAATACACGGGCGCATTGCCGGTGCTGCCCCGCCGCGCAGTCAGTGCTGGTTACTGAACGCCGACTTCGTCCGCCTGCCGCGTCAAGCTATTCAAGATAAGCTTTATGCAGTTAGCATTGTTGTTGAGTTGATAGCTATTCGGAGCACTGTCCTCGACAATGGTCATGATGCCAACATCCATGTGAAAAATACTGATCGGAACGGAAAGTGTGGTCACGGTGCCGTGAGATCCGTCGAGCCGAACACGTATATAAAATTCAATGGTATTTGCTTCGGTGTATGTCAAATGAGCAAAGTCTAAAGTTCGCGGCTCCCCGTCGGGCTTCCTCTGAGCAAAGGTGATGCAGCCCTCTGGAGCTTGAATATGATGCGCGAGTTCATTCCGCAGATTCGATATAGCCAAGCGAAGTTCGGATAGTTGCATCTGCGCTTTTGCTCGTGCTGTCTGGGCCGTGTTCAATAGCGTTTGATAGGCGTTCATTGGTCCCCCTGTTGGTATTGAGATTGAGATTCTAGTCCAGCCTTGCGTCTTGCAGGTCACATAGAGATGGCTAGTTGCGTCTCGACTTTATAGCCATTCGGCGATGGCTTTATTTCTTTCCGCCGCGAACCGATAGGCTGAATATACTCATTGAAGCATCCACAACGAAATGGAGCTTCGTATGGACCTTCCTCAAGCCGATGATGCCGACACGGCAACCGTCTTCACTGCCGCGCTCTCGGTGCTATTTCGGACTCACCCTGATCCCGAAGCCCTCCTGAAGGCGTGGGAGCCAATCGCGGCATCAATGCCGCTCATGGTGCTGAAGAACGGTGCCGTCGACGTGTCGCACGATGCGAACGTCGTCATCGCGCATGGCTTGCTGCATATTGCACGGGCGCAGACAAACGACCGATGACGCGACCATTATGCGTCGCCACGAGGGCGGGCTCTTCTGTCGCCGCGCCTACGGGGTTCACTAATATGGACGCAAGCCGGTTCTGACATAATCGCGGCGGCTCTCCCCATAAACAGAAATTCAACGCAGGGACCACCACGATAATGACGGATTTATTACGCCGCAACGCCAATGCGAAATTGCGGAGATTTTCACGTGCATCTGTAACGAGGCATGGCGCCTGCGTCTTGGCCGCAACGTTGCTGCTTACGCTGGGCGCCTGCGGCGGAGATACTACTCCCGGTAATCAGCCGAGCAGCGCAGGGCCGTCCACCATCGCACCGACAACACCGACAACTCCGTCGACACCGTCGACACCGTCAGCGTCGACCTTCGCGCTCGGAGGCACCGTTGCTGGTATGCCCGGAGGCGTATCACTTCAACTGAGCAATAACGGCACCGACGCCGTAACGATTTCCGCCAATGGGTCATTCGCATTTCCGACGCCCCTGGGAAGCGGAGCCGGGTATTCGGTAACGATCGCCTCGCAACCCGCTGGCGAAACATGCGTCGTCACCAACGGTGCGGGCACGGTCGCTGAATCCAATGTCACCACGATTGCGATCAGCTGCGAGCAGGCTGAATTCGCGCTCGTTCCGAACCCGAACGCTGGGGTAACCGCCGTTTACCGCGTCGACCCCACGACCGGTGCACTCAACCAGGTGCCGGGGAGTCCGTTCCCGACAGGTGGCCAACCCAGTTCCATCGCAGTGATCCCATCGGGAAATCTTGTCGCGATCACGCAAGGGTCCCTGAATGAAGAGCTTACGTTCAGCATCGACCCGTCGAGCGGCGCGCTCGCCCCGGTCCCCGCGGACAACCTCACCGGTCTTGGCATCCTCCTGCAGTCAGCCGTAGCGAACCCGGCCGTACCGGCCGTGTACATGCTGAGTCCGACGCTCAATGAGGTGGTCTTCTTCAACGTTGTCACGCAGAATACAGAGTTCATTCCGCTGCAGGCGCCAGCATCTACGAACTTCGTCATCGCTCCTTCTGGGAAATTCCTGTACGTGGGAGATTCAACCGGCGAAACCGACGCTTTCTCGCTCGACTCCGTGACGGGCCTGCCGACTGCCATCCCAGGTAGTCCGTTCCCGTCGGTACTGGGACGTACCCAAACCAGTCTCTCGATAGATCCATCGGATCATTTACTTTACGGGGTGAGCGCCACTAACGATCTCTTAATCCAGGGAACGGATTCGTCGACTGGGGGGATCCGGAACAGCGGGTTGGTTCCCGGTCCTTTTACAGGTCCGTTCGTGTTCGTGCCGTCTGGCAAATTCGCCTACGTGATAGCGGGAAATCAGATATCGACATTTGGCATTAGTTCGGCGACCGATATTCCTTCCGCAGCAGGCTCGACCACGGGCACGTCTGTTCCGGCCGAAGTCACTATCGATCCCACTGGAAGATGGCTGTACGCGCCGAGCACCGATGGAACGATTTCCGCATTTACCATCAACGCAAACACGGGCGCGCTAACTCCAGCGCCGACACCAGTGCCATTTTCTTCGGCCGCTGTACCGGCGGCACAACTCGTGATCGCTGAGCCAACACCCTAAAAACGACTTATTACTCGACGGCGAGGGGCGGTAGTCGATTGGCTGAACATGTTCACCTGAATTCGGAAACCGACCGAAACCATTGCCAGATAAGGCGCGCATCATAGTCGTACATGTTCACACACGGAAAAAGCAAGGTGTGAACATGTTCAAGTGCGGCGAACATGTCCAACATGGACACGCCAGAAAGCAACGAACCCAGCGAAGGAAAAGGAAAGCGGTATCCCGATGAAATATGGGAGCTGATCCGCATCGCTTGGGCGTCCGCCGGGGGCATCTCTTATGCGAAAGCTTTGGAGATGGTAGCGGCCACGACGAACGCCCCTCTTCCGTCAAAGGGAGCCGTCGCTACGTACGCCAAGCGCAAGGAATGGCAGCGTGGCTATGCACCTGTTCAGGCGAAGCCGATCGCACCACGCGATAACAGCGGCAAGCGTCTTCCGAAAATAGAGCCTGCATGGGAGGTTGACACTCTCAACCCGATGGAGGCGCGGTTCGTCGAGGAGTACGTCATCGACCGGAATGCAACCGGTTCGGCTCGGCGCGCTGGCTACGCGGATTCCACCGCATCGAAGGAATCGCACAAGCTCCTCAATCGACCCGATGTCCGCAAGGCTATTCAGCTATCCGAGAAAGCCATGATGGAACGCCTGCACATTTCGCAGGACATGGTTCTGAAGTACTGGTGGGATATCGCCACAGCGGACCCGAATGAAATCGTCGAGTACCGGCGCGACAACTGTCGGCATTGCTGGGGAACCGCACACGGCCATCAGTGGGCGGACGAGGAAGAATTCAATCAGGCGATGGTCCGTCACCAGCGCGACGAAGACAAAGCAACTGCAGCCGGGAAGCGATTCAACCGCGAACCGCCAGACGGCGCCGGCGGGTTTGGTTTCGTGAAGAGCCGCGAACCGAACCCATCGTGCCCGCAATGCGATGGCGACGGGATCGGGTATGTCCATATACACGACACACGCCGGCTCTCCGTTGCGGCCCGGCGCCTGTACGCTGGTATGAAAGAGGGAAAGGAAGGCATCGAAGCGAAGATGCACAGCCAAGAGAAGGCTTGGGACAACATCGCCAAGTTCATGGGCATGTTTAAGGAGCGAGTCGAAATCGATCTGACCGTGACGTCCACGAAGGATCTGGACGACATCTATGCAACGAGAATGGCCGACGTGCGCGAGCGCGCGAAGCAGTTCATTGGCCGCGGCGATCGTCTGCGCCGGCTCGGCATCGACCCGCTGAAAGTAGCCAGCGACGACGTGAGCGACGTATAGCGTGGCCGGCACCGTAAAAGGCAGTCTCATCAATGACCCGCGCTACAAGGCCTTTGTCGAGCGCTATTGCGACGACATCGTGCGGTTCGCGATCGAGGTCATTGGCATCACGCCGACGCATCAGCAAATCGAGATGTTCGATAGCTTTGTTGTGCCGGGTGCGCGCACGTCGGTATCGAGCGGCCACGGGACGGGCAAGACCTCAGGCTTCTCGATCATCGCGCTCTGGCATCTGAGCGTCTTTGCGTTCTCGAACACGATCATCACCGCAGCTCGCCTTGCGACCGTGCACGACGGCGTGTGGAAAGAGTTCGCCGGCCACCATCAGGCCATCCAGAACAACGCTCAGGCGTGGATCGCTCAATACATCAAGGTCGAGAGCGAGAAGGTCTACATCGCCGGCCACAAGTTCAACTGGTGGGTCATCGCGAAGACGGCACCGGTCGGAAAGCCGGAAAATTTGGCGGGCTCGCATTCCGCGTGGCTGAGCGTCCTTTGCGACGAAAGCAGTGGTATCCCTGACGCCAATTTCGGTGTGCTTGGGGGCGCGCTGACGGATGCGAACAACCGGATGCTCCTCGCTTCGCAGCCGACGCGCGCAAGCGGCTTCTTCCGCGAGACACACCATTCGCTATCGAAAAAGAACGGCGGCCCATGGGATGCGCTGGTTTTCAACAGCGAAGACTCCCCGCTGGTGTCGGACCAGTTCATTCTGGACAAACTGCTCGAGTACGGTGGCGCCGACTCCCCTGAATATTCAATCAAGGTGCGGGGCGAGTTCCCGGAATTCAGCGACAAATACCTGCTCAGCCGCGGTGCCATCGAGCGCCTGATAAACCCCAAAGTCCGCGCGATCGCGGACGACGAGCCCTACGGCAATTTCCTTATCATCGACGTGGCTGCCGGCGTGTTCCGCGACAAGACCGTTGGCACGCACATGCGCGTGACCGGCTACGGCGACCGCCTCGACCCTACTCCGCGGCGCATCGACGTGATGGACATACCGATCTTTTCGAGCTCGCTTGACTGGCAGGAAGTCGCTGGCCGCGCGCACGACATCGCTGCGGGTCTTTCGAATTGCACCGTGCTGGTCGACGTCGGCGGTCAGGGCGTGCAGTTCGCGAAGATGCTCGAAAACCTCAATACGCCGAACATCATCCGCGTGAACTGGGGTGTCGTGAACTTCCTCGACCGCCTGAAGAAGCGCTTCGTCAATCAGCGCGCGCAGTGCAGCGTGAACTGTGCCGACGCCGTGAAGGATGGTCGCGTCACCTTCACCGACAAGTACAAAAAGGAACTGCTCGATCAGGGCTCGCGCATCCCCTTCTTCTTCGACGACAAGGGGCGCTGGCAGATCATGAGCAAGGTCGATATGAAGAAGGAGGGTATCTCCTCCCCTGACTTATGGGACACGATCTGTATGGCCTTTCTCGAAGATGCTCACTACATCACCGATGACTCATCGGGTCAGTACTCGGCGGACGAACTCGTCAAGACGGCGCGTGCGCAGGCAGATGAGGAATTTGCGGGCGCTTGATCGTCATTGCGGAGTTAGCCATTTAAGGCTATTATCAGCCAATGAAAAATTACCCTAGAGCCATTCATGTCCCAAATTAACGGCAGCGCCGCCCCGAACGTTAACATCGAGATGGACGTCAATCTCCTTATTGCGGCCGCAGAGACGGAGGACGAGATTGGCTGCGTGCTGCGGTTGCA